GCGGCGCCCTCGACATTGCCGACTACGTGCTCAAACACAAATTGATCATGCCTGACCGGTTCGAACGCACCACCGGCTGCCTGGTCGCGGAAGAAGTTGCCACCGTCGCGCTCAAGGCGCTGAAAGTCGGCGAACCGTTTGGGCTGGCGATTCTGCAACGCACCGCTGAACTTACCGACGCCGAGGACATGCCCGATCAGGCACGCGCCAAGCTGTTTCTAGCCATGGGCCGCGCAACGCTCGAAGGCATCACCGACGAAAAGCCCGGCCAACCTGGCCAGGTGCAAGCCGGCATCGACCTGCTGAAAAAAGCCATCGACCTGCACGACGCCTGCGGTGGCAAAAAGGATCTGGAGCGGGCCGAACGCCTGCTCAACAAACTCGCTGCCACAGGCAGCTAACAGAGCGTCCCCACGCACCCCGCCGGCTCGGGGCGGATCGGCCAGGCCGCTCCTCCTGAACGTGAAGCCCCGACCACCGGCGACCTACAACAGAGCGCAGATTCATGAGCGGATTCGTAGCGGGCGGCAGCACTACTCCGGCCCCCAGCGGCCACATCAACACCGACCCCTTCTGGCCATCAATCGACCTCGACGATGTGCGCGGCACTTTGCGCATTGACTCCAGCGTCACGCCGATCCGTCTGGAAACCGCGACCATCGCCGCCGCCATCAGCGTGAACCGTGAGTTCGCCGCATGGCGCCGCGCCAAACAGGCCGAAGGCTATGCCAATCTAACGGACGTACCAGCAGAACAAATCGAGGACAAATCTGAACTCGTTCACCTCTACCAACGAGCGATCTACGCCGCGACCGGCGCGGAAATCTGCGAGCGCTACCGCTCCTATGACAGTACCAACAGCGGCAACCAGAACGCCGAAGAACTGACGCCGAGCATCGACGAGCTGCGCCGCGACCAGCGCTGGGCCGTACGCGATTTTCTCGGCCTCGGCCGCACCACTGTGGATTTGATCTGATGGCCGTCAGCATCCGCGCCCAACAGAGCGATACCGTCGATGCCCTGTGCTGGCGTCACTACGGCCGCACCGCCGGTGTCACCGAAGCCGTTCTCGAAGCCAACCCCGGCCTTGCCGACCACGGCCCGACCTTGCCGCAAGGCCTCCTGGTGCAGATGCCAGAAGCCCAAGCCGCCGCCCCGCAACGGCAGATGGTGAACCTATGGGACTGAACCGCCCGCACCGCGCCCTTGAACCCAACCACTCTGGATCATGGAATGAAACGCATGCCTGACCGTCCCGACACTTGGGCCTGGCTCGCCGCCTGGCTCGAACAGAACTGGCCCGCCATTTACTCCGGCCTACTGGCCGTAGTCATCGCAAGCCTTCGCGTGATCTATGGCGGCGGCACCGTGCGCCGGATGGTGATCGAGGCTCCTCTTTGCGGCGCACTCGCGCTTTCCGCCAGTCATGGGCTTTCGCTGCTGGGGATTCCCATTTCTGCCGCACCTTTTTTCGGCGGTGTGATCGGCCTTCTGGGCGTTGAAGGCACCCGTGCTGCAGCCAAGAAGTTTTTCAACCGCAAGGTCTAACGGACATGATTTACCAACACTAACAGGTCCACCAATGAACAAGCCCGACAGCCTGAAAGCCCACCTACTCGCCACCGTGGCCGAACTCAAGCACAACCCTGACCGGCTGCTGATCTTCATCGACAACGGCAAGATCCGCTGCACCGCTGCTCACACGCTCTCGTTCGAGTACAGCTTCGACCTGCAGGTCATCCTCACCGACTTCGCCGGCCATCCTGACAGCGTCATGCTGCCGCTGCTGGGCTGGTTGAGCGTTCATCAGTCAGAGCTGCTGGACAACCTGAACAAGGCCGCAGATGGCATTCAGTTCGAGGCTGACATTCTCGACAACAGCAAAGTGGATATGAGCCTGACACTACCGCTGACTGAGCGTGTGGTGCTAGGTAAGGATGACCAGGGCAACACCACCATTCGACATCCCGGCGAGCCGCAACGGGCTGCATACTTTCTTGATCCGAACTGGATACCAGGTGCGCAGGGTAGCGGGAGCGAATGGGTGGTGCCGAAATGACCAACCGACTGGAAGCGCTGGAGGACTGGGCAGCGGGATTGCTTGGGCAGCTTGAGCCGGCGTCGCGGATCAAGTTGGCTCGTAGCGTTGGCCAAGCACTGCGGCGCAGCCAGCAGCAACGAATCATTGCTCAGCAGAACCCGGATGGCAGCAAGTATGTGCCGCGCAAACAACGCAATCTCCGCGGAAAGCAGGGACGGGTGAAACGAAAAATAAAGATGTTTCAGAAGTTGCGTACCGCGAGCTTTTTGAAGGTACACGCTGATGGAAACGCAGCAAGTATTGGCTTTACAGGACGAATTTCCCGAATTGCGCGAATGCACCAATTCGGTTTGAAGGATCGCCCTGAGCGTGGCGCCCCGGATGTGCGATATGACAAGCGCGAGCTCCTAGGCCTCTCTGAGTCCGGTTTGGATTTAATTCGAGACTATTTGCTCGCTCATCTCACTGCTTAGAAATCCTGTATGCGGTGTGGTAGGCTGCGACTCCATTGCAGCGGAATACACCTTGACATTTAAAAATAAACAATGTAGGGATTAGAACACTGCTATCCTTTGAAAAATTCAGAGGGCCACCGGAGAAGCATCATGAGCGGTAAGGGTTTTTTCGTATCTTTTTTGGACCGCATTTCTCCTCCGTCGGAGGAGCTACTGGCAGTCGCTGAGCGCATCAACCGTTTGGAGGGTGAGGTTCGCGTATCCACGAAAGGGGCTGTGACGATCAGCACAGCAAAGATTTTGAATGACGCTGAATTCTTAAATGCTTGTGAAGAAGCGAAGATCGCAATATCCAAATCCAGTTAAGGACAATAATGGGTTTTCTTTTAGTTCTACCTATTTTGATTTGCGGTTTCATTTATTGCAGATTTAATTTCTACGACAAAACCTTAATATCAAAATATGAAGGCCAGACCTTGTATTTGCACATTGCAATGCGAGGCCTTATCGTCACACTCCCGTGCTTGCTTTTTGCATTTATAGTTGAATATTTTACAAAAGGGTACTTTGGCCTTGCTGATCTTTTTGTAAGCCGCGCACTAACCCAAGAGCACGACAAACATCTTTTTTCAATCTTAGTTTTCTGTATATTCACATCCCCAGTTATCACCTATTACACCGCCAAAGCCAGATTTAAGTTTACAAAGTTAAGATACAAACTAAAGAACGACTACCTCACTAGATTCTTTATCTTAGAAACGATGCTGCCAACCAGTACACATCAGGCGCTGCTGCTCGATTCACTTTCAGAAAAGCGTCTGTACCTGTTCAGCATGGAAGACCGTAAAGTCTATATTGGGTGTGTACAAAGCTTGGGCAGCCTTCAAGATCATGATTCGAATGTCGACGAGGGTTTTTCAATAATACCGATCTACAGTGGTTATCGTGATAAAGACACTTTGACAGTCGAATTTACAACCCCCTATGAAAAAGTTTATGACGAAATAAAAGCGATACGTGCCGGCACCTCAGCCATTGCTGACGGCAGTGAAGACACCGCACTTCAAGCCGGAAACAAGCTAGATGATATTGGTAATTTATTCTCCATTAGCCTGCTGCAGAAAAATATATGTTCCATGACCAGGTTTGAACATGACGTCTGGCACGAATTCAAGAAAAACGAAATCAAGCCAGCCAAAGACGCACAATCTCCAACAGAAAATAAGTAGTCATTTCATCCGCGACCTGTAACTCATCCCAGCACAAACTGTTCATGGTGAAATAGTCCACACGCATCGCGACTATTTGCACCATGAACGACCTAGCCACCCTCGCCCGTCTGATCGAAAACCTCATCCGCCTCGGCACCATCGCTGCCGTCCAGATGAAGCCCCCGCGCGTGCAGGTCAAAACCGGATCGCTCACCACCGGTTGGCTACCATGGATCGCCGCCCGCGCCGGCGCCGACCGCGAATGGAACCCACCCACCGAAAGCGAGCAGGTCATCCTTTTCAGCCCATCCGGCCAACTCGGCAACGGCGTGGTCCTGACTGGCCTGTTCAGTGACAACATCCCGGCCAACGGCGATCGCGAAGGCCTGCACCGAACGACCTACCGCGACGGCACCGTCATCGAGTACGACAGCGTCGCCCACCACCTCAACGTCACGCTGGCCGAAGGCGGTACCACAAACCTGACAAGCACCGGCGGCATCCACATCGTTGGTCCGATCACCCACGAAGGCGACTACACCCAGACCGGCAACCAAAGCGTCACTGGTCTCGTCACCGTGTCCGAAGATGTCATCGCGGCCGGGATCAGTCTGGTGAAGCACCTGCACAGCGGTGTCATGCCCGGCGGTGCGAAAACGGGGAAACCGGAATGAACCGAGAAACCGGCGCAGCCCTCGGTCTGGTCGAACACATCGCCCAATCCATCACCGACATCCTGACCACTCGCATCGGCACCCGCGTCATGCGCCGCGAATACGGCAGTCTGCTCCCCGAG